CCTCCGGGGTTGCGGTACAGTGTATTACCAGATATTTCAACTTTGCCATAATCATCATGCTTGATAGCCGCTCATCATTACCACTCCGGCATCCTCTTTTTTAGGCATACAGATGAAGTAATGGCGGAAGTTAATCAGGTTACGCTGATTCAACGGATCGTTCTTTGACTCGGAATAATACATTTTGGTAGAACCGGTTGCCTTGAAAACCCGCTGTTTGTAGAAGGCAAACGAACACGGGAATTCACCGGCTTCTGCCGTTGTACCCAATGCCTTCTTCACTCCGGCTGTAGTATAAAGCGGGTTGTTGCCGTACTCGTAGATTTCAAAGCCGTAAAGGTTACCTACCTTGCCGCTGTTGCGGTCAATGTTGTACTGTTCACGGAATGCCTGGCTGGTCAGCAGCAGGTCATTCACATGGTCGGGACAAAGCACCAGTCTTCGACCGTCTGACGGTACGTGTAAGTTGTCAAGGGCACGCTTCATTTCTACAAGGTCATTCACGGTAAGGCGCAGACGGTTTGTAGCCGGATCTTTCTCGCCAGTAGTCTTAAGCACCGGAGTAGTTTCCGTATTTTTGTTCGCACAAAGCGCATGGGCTGCCTTGGTGAACTTCGCATCATTGATGCTGTTGGCATGTCCCTCTTTCACACGGGCGGTCTTGTCATAGCTGATTGCATAAAGCTCATCGTCTGTAATCGGCGTAGCCTTGGTCTGGAATTTGTCCAGCTTGATGGCAATATCCTTGTCCTCCAATGCCTGCACATCAATCGGATAGGTTTTGTTGTTTATCAAGACATCCGGATCTACACCAACTTCTACCAGGTGAATCACATCGTTATTCACGATACTGCTTTGGTCGGGGATTCCTGACAGCCAGGTTCCTTCCAGTCCGGCACGGAGCACCTTAACAAGTTCCCCTGTCCAGATTTCCGTATAAACCCCTTCACGGAGTATTGAAGTACTTTGCGGGGCCATTCCCATAAAGGCTGCCACCGCATTCATTCCCACAGCTCCGGCCACCGGAGAGAATCCCAATACCGAAGCACACACGACACCTGTCAGCGTATTGAACAGAAGTGCCGTCAAAAGCATTACAATTTTTCCCATTTTCTTCATTTTAAAGGTTTTCAAATTTCACAGGTCATGCCGTATTCAGCCTTGTACAGGCGCTTGTACTCCTCCGGGTTATGCTCGCGCATTTCAAGCAGCGCATCACTCGGGACATCGCTCAGTTTGGCATAGGTGGACGGCTGTGCCTGCTGCTTGCCGCCCTGATAGCTCAATACAGTGGAAATCTTCACCTGTGGTTGCATGGCATCAAGCACATTCTTCAGTTCATCGACACCAACCTTCTTGCCAAGTTCGATAAACTGTATCTTCTTGTCTTCTCCCAGACGCTTTTCCACCACTGCCTTTTCTACAAGACCAGTGATACGGGCCAAAGTCAGCTTCCCGTTTTCTTGCTTCAGGGAATCATTCTCTGCCTTGGCTGCTTTCAGTTCATTTAAGGCTTGATTAACATCAGCCTCCGTTGCCGTTTCCGGCAGCCCCAATTGAAGGGCCAAAAGTTTCAGTTCCATTTCTTCTGTTGTTTTTTGGTTATTGATTAGTGGCAAAGGACAATCACCATCCTTTCCCAATGTGATTTGTTTTCCATCCTTCATCAGTACGATGGCATCATCATTGGAACCTACATCCACCAGTGATACCTCATACAGCTTGCTTTTGGTTATTGTCGGGCTGGTCTGCCCCTGCAGCAAATGTTCGGGCTGGTCACTCAGTTCCAGAATGTCTATTCCGGCACTCACCATTCTCAGACTGCCGAATTCAAACTGTTTCTTGCATCTTTTACTGAGGTCGGTCGCTTCGTCAAACACCAGTTCCCCGGTTACTTCACCATCCTCTACCCGAAGGTCCTTCACATAACCAATCACGTTTCCGCGTTGGTGCATGTACAGCAGTACCGGGTTTCGGCAATACTGCTCCACACTCATGCCCGATGTCAACACACGGCTTCCGTAGCTGTTCAGGCTGTCGTTTGAAATTCTTACACGTTTACTCATTTTCTCATGCCACGCCTTTATGCATTGGCGCTGCAATATTACAGAGCACTTACCGGGAAGCCAAAAAAGTGTGCAATGGTTGCACACTTCTATGAAACCGTTGCACATTATTTTGGCTGCAAGCTGATAAGCGGACAACTTTGCGAATAAATCGGGCAGGTGCAAGGGACTCCGAAGCCTGCCTTTAACCCTATATTCTTTATTATATGACAAAGGCAGAAATCGAAAAGAAAAAATCTCTTGCACGCTCACTGTTCCTTTCCGGCATGGAACAGACTGAAATTGCGGAGAAAGTGGACGTGTCACGCGTCACCATCTCAAAATGGTGCACGGCTGACGGATGGAAAGAGGCAAGGGCGGCAAAGAACGTCACCCGGCCGGAACTGGTGAACAAACTCCTGCTCACCATTGATACACTCATTACTCAAGTCAACGAATCGAACGACCCTGCACTTGTAGCTGGTCTCGGGGACAAACTGGCCAAACTTTCGGCGGTGATTGAAAAGTTAGACAAGAAGGCCAACGTAGTGGATGTCATTGAAGTGTTCATGGCATTCTCCAAATGGATTGAATACCGTTCAACCATCGACCCGGAAGTGACTCCGGAACTGGTCAGGGCAATCAACAAGTACCAGGATCTGTATATCACCGAACAGATGGGCATAAAATAAAACGGCTATGGCAACAGCAGCGGAAAAGAAACAGGCATACGAACAGTGGAAGGAACACTGTAAAAGAGTGCAGTCCATCACGGATACGGCTTTGCTCGCGGGCGAGACACCGGCACAAAAGGACAGGCGTATTCTGCGTCTGCAGGGTAACTATGCCGCGTTCTGTGAATATTACTTCCCCCACTTTCTCACCTTGCGTGACAAAACCACCGGGGAAGTCATACGCACCATCCACAATGCACCGTTCCACAATGCGGCAGCGGCTAAAGTAAAAGGCACACCCAACCTGAAAGCGGTATTCATGTGGCCGCGTGGCCATGCCAAGTCCACACACATGGACATTTTTGTTCCGCTGTGGCTGATGTTCCAGCCCAAACGTCTCATCAACTTCATGGTGGTGGTCGGCAAAAGTGAGGACTCAGCCACACGTCTGCTGGGAGATATTCAGGCAGAACTGGAACATAACCAGCGCATCATTGCCGACTTCGGCAAGCAGCAGGGGAATGCCTCCTGGCAGGATGGGGAGTTCAAGGCGGCCAACGGGGTGAAATTCCTGGCTTGCGGACGCGGACAGTCTCCACGTGGTTTGCGAGACCGGGAAGCACGTCCGGACTACATCGTCATCGATGACTTGGATGACGACGAACTGTGCCGCAATGAGAAACGGGTGCATGACATTACAGACTGGGTGAAAGAAGCCCTTTTTGGTGCACTGGATGTGGGCCGGGGGCGTTTTATCATGGTCGGGAACCTCATTTCTAAAAACTCGGTGCTGGCCAATCTCACCAAGACAAAAGGGGTACATGTATCCGTCATCAAGGCAATAGACAAGAACGGAGAACCGGTATGGCGCGAAAAATGGACGAAAGAAGAGGCGCAGGAATACAGGGATTTCGTAGGCTACCGGGCATGGGAAAAGGAGATGATGCACAACCCCATCGTGGACGGAACTATTTTTCGGGCAGACTGGATTCGTTACAAGAAACTGCCCAGGCTATCCAAGTATGAAATGCTGGTCTGCTATACCGACCCCTCTTTCAAATCGACCACTTCCAACGACTACAAGGCTTGCCGCCTTTGGGGCAAGATTGGGAAGGAACTGCACCTTATAGACTGTTACGTCCGGCAGGATACCGTTTCAGGAATGGTACGGTGGCTTTACGACCTCTACGAGCGTACACGTGATACGGCAGCCGTCCAGTTCTTTATGGAAGCGAACTTCATGCAGGATGTCATTCTGGATGAGTTTGAGGCAGAAGGGAATCTGCGTGGATACCAACTGCCCATCATGCCGGACAAACGAAAGAAACCGGACAAGCTCCAGCGCATCGAAGCGGTGTCACCATTATGGGAACGCGGTTTCGTATTCTACAATGAGAAGTTGAAAGAATCGCCGGATATGCAGACCGGAATCGAACAGACCTTGGCACTGGAGCGTGGCAGCCGTATTCACGATGATGCACCGGATGCCGACGAGGGAGCCATCTGGATGCTGCAGCGCAATTCAAGGCAGGAGAGTTTTCAACCGGTGTTCGGTAAAAGGCCGACCGCCAAAAATATATGGTAACATGATACAGCTGATTAAAAGAATGATTTTTGCATGGCGCTATAAACGTGCCGTTGCCCGTGCTTGCAAGTACGCCAAGCTCTACGGAAGAAAGTACTACGTCCTGTATATGGGTGGCAAACTGAAAGTTGTCCCCAAAAGGAACATCTGTGAACTGATTCACCGCCACCGTTTCCGCAAGGGAACCACTATCCGGGATATAGAAAAAATGGCATTGTTCATCACTAAATGAAAGTAAAGTCATGTTCATTACAGAAGAAGATTACAAAGTTGTCATCGGCGACAACGCATTAAAGGTTATCTCGCAGGTAAGCCCGGAAAACCGTACCAATGCAGAAGCGGAAGCCCGGGAAGAAATTGCCGGTTATCTACGGCCGAAATACGACTGTACGGCCATTTTCTCTGCACAGGATGAACATCGGAACCGCCTCATTGTCATGTACACCTGCGACATTTCACTTTACCACATGAGTGCAGCCATGCCGCAAAAGATGGGAAGCGAGATACGCAAGGAACGGTATGAACGGGCCATCAAGTGGCTTGAAGGCGTACAGGCCGGAAAAATTGTCCCTGATTTGCCTTTGGCTGTCGGAGAAGATGGGCTTCCGTCCGGAAATTCATTTGTTTACAGCTGTCAGAAGCAGCTTCATCATAACTGGTAGGATTATGGATATTAAAGACTTTTTCAGCGGTATGTTTTCCAATAAACCGAAAAACGTACTGCAAACGCCATACGGCAATTTTAATCTGGCCAAAGGGAAAGACATCAAGCGGGTGCAGAAAATGGTCATCGACCTGCAACGCACCACCGATGCACTCACCCGGAAGGACATCAAGAACTGGCGCGATGCCTGGCAGTATGCCATCAATGTGGACAGTCCCAGCCGCCAGCGCCTGTACGACATCTACCGGGACGCGGAAATAGACCTTCACCTCTCCGGGTGTGTGGAGCAGCGCAGAGGTTTTGTCATGGCACGTTCTTTCAAAATCGTGGATATGAAAGGGGATGAGAACGAGGAAGCGGTTCACTTCTTTGACCAGTCCTGGTTCAAGCAGCTCATGCGCTATGCACTTGATTCAATCTACTGGGGACATTCGCTCATCGAATTGGGCGACCTTTGCACTGACGGCGACGGCTGCATCTGTTATTCGGATGTGAAGCTTATTCCGCGCAAACATGTCATTCCTGAGTATGGGCGTGTCATTACCGACCTCGGGCAGGACTGGACTACAGGTATAGACTACCGCCAGCCTCCTTTTTCCGACTGGCTCATTGAGGCAGGTAGGCCCGACGACCTCGGGCTGTATCTCAAGGCTGCTTCACAGACTATTCCCAAAAAGAACATGCTGGCCTTTTGGGACACCTTCGGGGAAATATTCGGAATGCCCATGCGTATAGCACGCACCACTTCGCGCGATCAGAAAGAGATTGACCGTCTCGACAAGATGTTGCGTGAAGCCGGAACCGCCCTCTCCATGGTGGCAGGAATGGAAACCGAAATCGAATTTGTGGAAAGCGGCAAGGGGGACGCATTCAATGTCTATGACAAGCGTATCGATCGGGCCAACTCCGAACTGTCAAAGCTTATCATCGGGCAGACGATGACCATCGAGGACGGAAGCAGCCTATCACAGTCGGAAACGCACCTTGAAGTGTTCCAGAACCTCGTGGAAAGCGACTGTGATATGCTTCGGGATATAGTGAACAACCAGCTCATTCCGCGCATGGTGCGCCACGGGTTCCCTGTTAAAGGGCTGCGCTTCGATTGGGACTACTCCATTGACTACACGCCCGAACAGCAGAAAGCTTACGAGGAAATGGTACTGCAACACTACAAGGTAAAGCCTCAGTACTTTGAGGAAAAATACGGTATCCCGTGCGAGGAGAAGGAACCGAAAGAAGAGCCGGACCCGACAGAACCGAAAAAAAAGAAAGACGGCAAACCGGCTGAAACGCTGTCCCGTTTTTTCGACTGAGCCCCGATGATTATTCGGGGCTGCACCAGCGGTATGCCCACCTGTTGGGCAAACAGAAACTATGCCTCTCCATGGAGGACGAGGCAAAACTCATGCGCGACAAGCTCACGGAACGCTTTGACCGCATGATGAAGGTGCTGTTCCGGCAAGAAGGGGCAAACCTTGAAATAGGTATCCTGGCATCCGAAGAAGCGCAGGATTTTATAGAAGCTCATTCTTCTGTCTTGAACGGTTCATTCCGAAAGGTGGAAATGTCCGAGACCATGCGCAAGCGGCTGGAGCGTTCCAACTATGTATTCTCCGGCTTGAAGACCTTCCATGAACTGAATGAAGCCTTTCCCTCCCTGTTGGATGAAAACGGCAATAGAAAGACGTTCGAACGCTTTTTGAATGATGTCCGGAAGATCGACGAAACATACAATTCAAACTATCTACGGGCTGAATTCACCTTTGTACAGGCTTCGGCTGAAATGGCAGCCAAATGGGAACGGTTCATGCAGGACGGCGACCGCTATTATCTACAGTACCGCACGGCCGGGGATGCAAAGGTACGTCCCACCCATGCAGAAATGGCCGGCATCACACTCCCGGCTTCAGACCCGTTCTGGGCAGAATTCTATCCTCCTAACGGATGGGGCTGCCGCTGTTCCGTGGTCCAGGTACGCAAATCCAAGTATCCGCCTACAGACCACGAAGAGGCCATGGCAAGGGGGAAATCAGCTTTGGAAGTTGACAAAAAGGGAATGTTCCGGTTCAATGCAGGCATGGAACAAAAGACGATGCCCGACTATAATCCATACACCATCAAGCGCTGTAAGGATTGCGATATGAACAACGGAAATATGAAACTGGTCTTCGTTCCGGAAAATGAATTGTGCGCCGCATGCAAACTGGTAAGAACATTGGCCAATGCAGATGCCAAACAGATAAAGAAGCAAGCCAAGCCATTGCAGGGAACAGTTATCACGAATAATGAATTCCCATTCCCGGTAAACATATCAAAACGCACGCTTCAAGAATGGACCAACCAGCCATACAAGTTCTACCATGAAAAGAACCTCATGCTTCTGGATATAAAGAATGTATTTGCCAAAGCCAAATACCTGGGAACAGCAGATAACCACAAAGGTATTCCACACCTCATACAATCGCACATTTTCGAGATAGAAGTAAGAGGTGAAAAAGCACTGATAATAGTTCGGGAATACGACTGGCACGAATACACGCTGCACAGTCTTTCAGAAGGAGGTGAATTATACAAACATATAAAAAAGAAAGAATAGCGAAAGACGCAAGCTCCGGGAACTACAATCCCGTTCTGAACATCTAACGCTATTCCTCACTGCAAATATACAAAACAATTTTTAAAAACAACCCGTTATGAACAAAATTATCGAATTTCTCAAACAAAGCAACCGCTACAAACACCTTATTGGCGGTTTGTTGGTAGGCATTTTGGCCTTCACCCCGTGGACAGCGCTCTATGCTGCAGCTGTCGCAGCCTCCTGTCTGGAACTGAAAGACAAACTGAAAGGCGGACTTTGGGACTGGATAGACTGGTCTCTTACCGTCATAGGCGGCATATTGTCGGCCCTATTTTGGTGGATAGTGTAATGCTTTAGCTCATTTTGCCTGTTAAATCAGTAACTTTGTACCCGGTGGAGCTTCCCGATAGTCCGTGTGGTCTATCGCGGGTACAACAATGCGAACGCGAATGGCGGTGTGTCGAATGCGAATGCGAATAACGATGCTTCGAATACGAATGCGAATATCGGCTCGCGTCTGGAAATCTAATTAATCGGCGTACAGCACCGGGGACGTGTCCCCGAAGCGGTGCCGAGGGAAGCAAGCCACAGCAACAGCACCCATTAGGGTGGAAAGCTGAAAAATCACGCGTCGGGTGGAGTTTGGTAGGCTGTTATCAGTTCGAAGAAGTCAGATCCGGGGAAAGGAAGGCCCTTATCTTTCATGTTTATTAACCAATA